CCATTACAAGTCATTGTGATTGTAGAACCATTTTTAGTGAATTTAACATCATACCAATTATTGTATGGTATAGATGAACTTCCTTGTTGGTTTGATGTACCAGTACCATTCACATATGCAAATAAACTGTAATTGTATGGGGCTAATACTAATCCATTATTATCTCTGCTTGTTTCAGTAGGTTTGAATAATCCAATGGCACAGTTTCCACCACCCCATTTGGCTTTAAAGGATACTTCCCAATTGCCAGTATTATCCCAAGCAGTAGATAAGTATCCACTTCCACCATGTAGCTCATTATTTGAGATAGAAGTTGTACCACTGATTTGACTGATGCTTTCAGTACCATCTAATTTTGGAGCATATAAGTAATCGTGAATACTGCATATTTCAGATACAAATATACGGAACATATTTTTAACATGGTATCTTGGAAGCCAAAAAAATATTCCGTATAATACAATCAATAATATCCGTAGAAGATTGCATCTATGCCCATACAGCAGAGCATTCCTATACGAAATCCGGTTCCACATATTCATTAATTGACAATAATATGGGTGTTGCATTACCTACAAAATGTGAAATATCCTTTGATTTCAAAAGTACTGGAGGAACATCCAGTAACGAGCATAGGATGTTCATAGCACCAAAATCACTATATAATGGAAGTGGTCAACCAACCTATGGATTTTATTTTGAAAATGCTGGTGGTTCTAATGGGCAAGTAGGATATAGGGAAAGCGGAAGAAGTACAACAACTGGTAACAGTTATACATTATCTCCAAATACTTATTACAATCTAAAATTAGTTAAAGACGGCACTTCAATAACATATTATGTTGATAATTCATCTAAACTGAGCATATCTCCATCATGGGTAAATAATTACTCTGATTGGTGTATATTCTATTGTTTATGGAATAGTGGAACTGCATGGGTAAAAAATATTAAGTTTAAAACATTATAATACTTTGATTTTTAGGTTTTTGAAATGAACCCAAGAAACATAATCAGATACTTTTAATATACTGTTTATTTTTGTCCTACTCCAAGCAGATGTGCTTTTTTCACTAATGACACTTCCATTCTGAATAATATATGTATTAATAGTGTTTCCTTGTATCCTGAATTTCAAAGTATACCATGTGTTTGCAGATAAATAGCTTCCACTTGTATTTCTCTGGTCTGATCCATTCACTACACTTCCACATACTCTGTTGCTTGACCAAGTACCAATTGGGGAATGGTTGCCCCACTCGAATGATTGATTACAGGTGTACAAGACCATTTGTTTATTCGATGAAAAATTGTACTGAACATCAATACTTATTTCAATATCTTGTCCATCATAATCTTTTAATAGCCACAATTGTATATCATTGGATTCTGGTACTCTTGATGGGTAATTAAAGTTGTAATATTTGTTGGTTGAGTCATATGTGATTGTACTGTTATTTGGATTGTTTTTGAATGAATAGTTGCTTGATTTGTCGGTGCTTGCATCATCATATCTCCAATAATCTATTATTTCGTATATTATTGATTGTAATATACCACCAACATTTGCTTTTATATATAAAGTCCCCGTACCTTTTGAATAGTAAGATACGTTAGCCTCACCAGAACCATCAGTAACATCAGAACCAATATTCTCAATCACCGTAGAACCAGTAGAATCAACAATATCAAAACTAACAAGTTCACCCGATACTGGATTACCACCAGCATCCAATACAGTCGCAGTCAATGTCGCATACTCCGAATCAGCATATGAAAGAATAGATTTGTCGCTTGTTAATGAGATACTATCCGGAGTCGGACTAACCACAACTACACTCACCGCACTTGAAACACAATCCTCATAATAATCAGTACCATCATAAGATGCAATAACCGACAAAGTACCCGTAGCCGATGTTAAATAACTAAATGAATACTCACCATTACTATCCGTTGAAGTACTGCCTAATAAGGTATTTCCATTATAGAATTCGATAAGAGCCGTTTTTATGTATCCTTCCATATCATCATCCGATTGACCAGAATCATCATAACTACAAGACAACTTCCCCGTAAAAGTCACCGTACTACCAACAGGAACACTATTACGGGATGCAGAACAAGTTAAAGCAGTATCCAACACGATACCCCCGATTGAAGGTTCAATATTCGGTATCTCATCAACAAGCGTTGTAAGCCCATCAGTAAAGTCAATACCAGTAATCCCCTTCGCTTTCAAATTAGTCTCCAATCTCCGACCAAGACAATACAAACTACCCATCAAAGTCAAAATACTAAAATAATACAATACAGCAGTATCCGAAACACCACCAAAACTAACAGTCAAATTCTTATTCTCAACTATACTGGATAAATTAAAGGTAGCCATACCATTACTATCCGTAGTAGCCGTTAATGATGAACCAGCACCAGTCAAGGTTACAGTTGCACCACTAACCGCAACATTACTCTCAGTCAATGTCGCAGTGACAACACAGGAACCGTTACAGGAGTAATATGCATCTTCACCAAAGGCGATCGCATAATCATAACCCACATATACTGTCAGGACATTAGAATCCTGACTTCTATAATTACATTTTATAGTATAAATTCCTTTAGAATTAAAAGAATGAGTATAATCAAAGCTCTGCACATATCCTGGACTGATATCTGAACTTATTAAGGTATCATTAATATATAACTTAATTGGGTCATCATCACTCTTTAATCCACTAATATGGATTGTAACATTCCCAGTAGAAACATGAGCATTATCAACTGAAATTGCAATCGCCAAATCAAATCACCCCACATTTTTATAAGTTAATATATGTAATCGCATCACCAATCAAGCCAGTGACGAAATCATAAACAGCATCCGCAGACGGCGCATGAGTAGTATCCCCATTAGTAACGGATTGCACCAACTCTGCACTACCTGTAGCGCAGATGACACTACCATCAGTATCCACTTTCAAATACTTACCACTATTCCCACTGCCCTGATTATTCTTCAAAAAAACAGCTTCCAATGCATCCCCCACGAGGTCTGCATCAGAACTGTAATCATTAGTCAAACATAACACTCCCCTTTATGAGGATGGGTTAACCCTTTCAGCAATAGCCGCCGCGAACAAACCAATCTCAGTATTAGCATCACTAATCCATTGAGTGGAAACACCACTATCTAATTTAGCAGTAGTTACTGCACCAGAGTCAATCTTCGCAGTAGTAACAGCACCATCTGCCAATTGAGTTGTACCAACTCCACCGGCTTTGATACTGAACACATTACTGTTAGATTTAGTCAATGTTGCTTCATCGGCAGCGTAAATGTCAATGAAATCAGTTAATTTGATACGGAGTATTGTTGCGCCGGTTTCGCTGCTGCTGGTATTAACAACTAATTTCAAATACTTGTCACCAGCCACTAATCCAGCCGCGGTTTCCTCTGGTGTTGGAGTGGAGCCGACAGTTTCAATACTTGCAGATTGCAAGAAGAAATCCTTTGGAATATTAATATCTGCGGAGCCGGTAACAGCAGTACCATTAATCAATAACTGATAAGTCTTCAATGCACCAGTATTAGGGACATTCTTCTCACCAATAGTAATCAATGTGCTGGAAGTGTTTAACACCCCACTATTATCAGTTACAACGAGTAATCCACTTGTGGAGCCAATAGCACCGGAAACATCAATATTACCAATCTTCTGTGCAGTAGTAATGTTCTTTGCATTATTAGTCACTACAAAATAATTGGCGTTGGCTTGTGCGATATCAACTTTCTTCGCATCCTCCCCCTTCATCGCCTTAACGGTTGGATATGATGCAGTATCAGAGGAGAAATCACCGCTGACATCATCTTTCTTGTTTGTTTTCTTGTTTTCATATACTGCGTCTAATGCGTCGCCGACAAGGTCGGCTTCTGTACTGTAATCATTTGTCATTATCTAATCACCTGTTCTTATTCTTGTTGCCAAGCGTCTTAATCCGGCCTTGACTTCCGTACCGGTTTTCAAATCAAAATCAGAGACATCATCACTGGTATGAGTATGTATTAATGGAGCGAATTCATCTCGTATATCGCTGAATAAATCATATGAAGCGAGTAAACCATTATTGGAGTATATTTCCATCACACCATCATTATAGGTTATTTCGGATACCTTCTCATCAAGAGCATTGAATATCTGCACAAAGATATCCGGTGCCGTACCCTCAGGTATCTTGATTTTCTCAGTATAACCTGATGGTATGATCGGGACAGTCTTCTCATCAGTGGTTATCCTGTCACCACCATAAACTGTGACTTTGAAGAAATTTCCTTTAAGAGCTTCCTCAGGAACAGTAACAGTAGTGTCACATTCTGTGCCGAGGTTTAATGTATAGGCGTCTCCCCAGCTGTCTTTGAAGATGACGAATTTATTCAGGTCTGTCCAGTCTGAGGTTTTGAATTTGAATTGGATTTGGATGTAGTTTTTGCTTTTGCTGACTATGAGATTATGGTCGGTTCTTTTTAGTATTTGGTTGGTTATTTCAAAATTTAGTATCACAAAATTTCACCACCTTATTTTTATTTTACCACCAGTAGATGACTGTACCGGCGAGGCTGATTGCTGTACTATTTGCATCAGTTGAAATAGTTACTTTACCTGCGGTAGTGATTGTTATCTTCGCATTATGATTGGATGATGTTGCTACGTGGAATGTTCTGTTCCCAACTGGCCTGTAATCACTGCCGATTTGGTCATCGTTGATGTTGTAATCGGTTGTTGAATAAGTTAATGAGTTTGTTGAGATGAAATACCTCAAGAGGTATATGTTACCGAGTTTGTATAGTTGCAGGTTATTCGTCGCACCGGAGTCAATGTAGCTTGAGAAACTGCTGCAAGTATATACAAGGTCAGGGACAAGTGAAGTCCCTGTGATTGTAAGGTTTCCTGAACCAAGCAATGAGTTATTGTTTATTGTCTTGATGTTTGTACCGCTTGCGAGTTTATCTTGAAAAATATTTTGTAATGCAGTGATAATATCAGATATTTCACTGCTATAATCTGTATCAGTCAAAAAAAAGACCCCCATTATTTTAATATTTTAACTTGATGGGTTGATTGCATCAATCGCATCTGCTAATTGACCTGCGAAAGATTTAACTTCACGAATGGCTTCTCCACCCAGTTTTTCCCAGTTATAAGTCTTTGTATCACCGTCATGTTCGACTGTAACATATATTTCGTAATTATCATATGTTCCTGCACTGCTTGCCAGTGGTATCGCATATAATTTCCCTAATGTACTGTGACTTGCGGTAGGTAATGATGATACTTCATTAACAAATTGTGCTGGATTTACTATATTGCTAAATTTAGAACCAATTGCAGAGTTAACATCTGCTTGAGTATTCAAATTGCTTCCGATACCTGCTATGGAAGGGCTCGTATTTTTTATTTGGTCAACAAGGACTTGGCTTGTTGCTTTCACTTTATTACTGTCACTTGCATCAGCAATCAGTATCTTATCCGCAGTACCACTGGTTGCCATATCAACAGTTGTGGTTACTGCACCGCCAGTTGTAATCTCTCCATGAGCATGGTCACCATAGGCAAAGTTGGAATGTCCTGTGCCGAATGATGGTTTGTCACTGATATCGTTCCAGGATAAACTATCGAGAATGTTCGCATCCATTTTCACCATAGCATAAACTGCAGAAGAACCTGAACCTACTTGTTGTGTATAATAAACATTAACCTTAGCCACACCGGATTCAGTTTCAGAGATGATATATAATTTCCCCATCGTGTCCGCAGATGGAATAGGGAGGGTATCAACAATCTCAATAAATTTAGTACCCTTCAAAGTACCTATGATTGTATTCAAAGCACTATTAATGTCTGCTTGTGTGGATAGAGTAGAAGAGCTAATGTTACTTAATGTAGCGGTATTCTTCAATTGAGAAACCAATACTTGACTTGTTGCTTTAACCTTATTACTATCACTGGCATCTGCAATCAATATCTTATCTGCAGTACCACTTGTTGCCATATCAACAGTAGTAGTTACCGCACCAACATTAGTTATTTCCCCATGGTCATGAGTGCTACTTGCTTTCCCATCCAAAGCAGTTTTCACCAGTAATTCACTTGGAATATTACTATCCAGTGGAGTAGCTTGCCATGATGTAACTCTTGTACCATATGCTCCTTTCACCGCTTGACAAGTCGGATAACTTGCAGTATCACTACTATAATCACCACTCAATGAATTTTTTTTATTCGCTTCTTTGTTTTCAAACACTGCATTCAAAGCAGCTACAACTGCTGCAATCTCTGTACTATAATCTGTATCAGTCATCTTATATTCACCATCTCATAATCAAATTTGTCATTAAAATATAGCCTTTTTTAATCTCTGTGGAAGTATAATCATTAATATCTGTAATATCGGATACTGTGTGAGTATGGTGCAATGGAGCACCACCTCCACCACCGCTTTCTTCAATCAGTTCTTCAACTTCTTCTTTCGTGTAAACATCACTTCGAGGATACACCTCATCCTTATTATACACTTCATCCTTCGTATACACCTCATCTGACTCAACATAATCAATTTCTTCCATGTTCTTATCTAAATCACCAGCCATCCACTTCGGATTATCTGGCAACCTATACTCCAAACCATCCTTACCAAAATTAATCCAATACAGATTAGATTCAGTCATGGACATGAACTTAACATTCCCCGGAGCCGCTGGCTTAAAACCGACAATCTCCTTATCCAAATAAAAACCTAATATCAAATCCTCTCGGCTGTCACCATCATGTATACGGGAAACAAGAACATGCAAACGTGCCTTCGGAATAACACAAGGCTCCTTTAATTCATCATCGAATTTCTCCTCCGCCTCCAAGGGAGTGAAGAAATCAATCATATCACCAGTGAACCTGTGCAGGAACTTGCACAAAACAGTCTTATCTACATTATCCAGTTTCACCATAGCCTTATCCAAATAAGGATAAAATTTAGTGATGATACCAGTCCTTATACGGTCATCAGCCACAGCATCATTGACTGTCTTGTTAATCCTTGGTGTAGTGACATTATTGACGAAATTCCCCAATGACTGCTTGACTCTTGCATCAGTAACCGTAATATCCTTACTGTTCATGTATCCACCTCACTCTCTACATCTTCAACAGTTTCCTCACTTTCCTCACCAGAAGCCTCATCAGACTCTGATTCAACCCCAAACGATGGCGGATAATCAACCAAGGACAAACTCGCAATCCAATTATTACCCCCATCCTCCTCATGAGAACACTTGCTAATATACATATAATCATCAATGAAATAAGACGGCAAATAAACCCTACACCAGACACCCTGCCGGTATCCAGTACCACCATCAACCTTTAACTCGACAGTACGGCCATCGTCACGGCGAATCTTATTCCATTCCCTTTGAATGAATTTCTCCGCATCCTCCAATGACTCAACACTCTCCGGAACCTCAACAGTCTGACCAATCTCACCAAACCTATTAATCAACAAATCATCCTTCAAGGATAATTCGTAACCGTCATAGGTGCAGGTTAAACGATTAACCGTATCCGGTTTGATATCAGTAACATTAACAGAATCAAAGTGAACATTAGTGTTCTCATCAATCACGATCTTTGCAGTGGTCGGGTCATCAATCTTGTTAACATAAACGGTATCGTTGATTAATCTGATTTCAACATCACCATCCCAATGGGCACATGCTTTTTTCAGTGATTCTTTTATGCTTGTTGCAGTTGAAGTAGTGTCAGATTCCTCTGAGTCTATTTCACCACCCATGGCCTTGACAACTTCGTTGCCCATTTCTTCGTAGGTTGTTCCGAATACGATATATGCACGGTCTTTGACTATCTCATTCATTTCCTTATAGGTCTTGCCGGCTAATTTATCACAAACGGAGGTACAATCACTGTCCGGTCTTATTGGATTGTTCTCGAAATGCTCCCTTGTACTCATACGAGGCAAACCCAAATCACCACGGATAATGAAATAACCATACTTGAAATTAGTATTACCATACACCAAATCAGCAATACTTACAATACTATCAGCCATGATATATACGCCGATTTTACCGCTTGCCTTACTGGAATATGAGTAATCTGCGAAAGGTCCCGGAGCAATGCCTAACGGTTCAACTTCATTACCTGCTTTCTCCAGTATTTCCTTGATGGCGTTCTGACAACCGCTGTCATCAACACCATTACTATCGCATCCTAATACTATACTCGCCATAAAATTATGCCTCCAATCTTGTGCCTACTTCGGAACCATCGGTTATTCCTCTCCAAACCTCTCCGAAAGGCCTTGTAGTATGGCTTCCAGTAGAAGCAGCGTTATCAGTGTAATAGGTTTCTCCATCAACATTAACTTTGACAATATAGTGTCCGTCAGTATGGACGATGACTGCGTCTAATCCTGCTGCGATGAACATTGCACATAATATATTAGCACCATCGGCACAATTCAGCCATGCATCTTCCCATGCAGCATCCAAATCATTAGCATATTGACAATCCCAATAATACTCATAAATAACATGGTCCTTAAAGGCCCCATCAATAGCCAAGGCTTTATCATAAGCGGATTTCTTGCCTTTAATGGCATTCTTGACTGTTTCATCAATACTTGCACTGCCGGTTGAACCAGTAGTCCCAGTGGTGCTGGTGTCTTCGCTTGTTTCGCTGACAGTAGTGAAATCAGTTATATCATCATCTAATCCTTCAACATTCACCACAGCCTTTAAACCAGAAGCTTCGATGATTTTAGTTATAATCTCAGAACGCAATGTCTGCTTGAAATCAAACTGTTCCTCCCTTTCAAGCAGGACATCCAATCCTTTAATCTTAACCTCAATCTTATCACGAGTATATGATATTTCATTGACGAAACCTGTGACTACAACGGCAGTATCCTCCCATTCCATTTTATCGGTTTGCCCTGCTTTTCTTAAAGCAACACGGCGGCCTTTGAAGAAATAATTCAAATAATCAACCGGCAATGAAACAGTTGCATTACTGGAAATGTCAGTGTAATCGTATTCGAAATTATCAGAATAGACAGTGTCAAGGTAATCGATTTGAGTGATGCGACCATCAAGATTGAAATCGCTGGTATCGGTTTCAACATCACTTTCCACATCAGTTTCCAAGGTTTCATCCTGATCAAGTTCCTCTTCAACCAATTCAGTAGTGTAAACCTCCAAACCTACACGTGACAATTTAGCTGCAATCATAAAAATAACCTTAAATTAATTTGATTTTGATTTACGAGGAACACTATTCCTCTTAGAACCACTATCAACACTATCCTCTTCTTCATCTACTGGTGTACCATCCTCATTATATGTAATCTTCCTTGTAGCCGGAACCACAAACTCCTCGCCGGGAATCTTAGACTTCCGACCTGGAACCTCCTTGATATTAATAGTCAACTTCAAATACTCCGAAGCATTATTATATTCTGGTTTAATCACTACAATGGCATAGAAGGCTCCATGGAGTTCAGGTGAAACAACCCTGACCGGTTTGCTCATCATCTCCTCAAAAACCTTATCATACATATACGGCTTGCCACGACGAACTTTTACATGAGTGGTTACAGTATATTCCATTGGAACATAAGGTCCCTTGTTGACTGTTGCGGTCCCTCCAACAATATTATTATAATTGTAATCCCGTCTGCGAAATGCTTCAGTAGGACTTATTTCCTCGGCATAAAAGGGATACCCCATTATTTCAAGGTTGCAGCCGGATGTGGATATGCTACCATACATTTTCACTTTACTAACCATACGAATAATCCTCTATTTTTTTAGATAGGAATGTCTGTTAAACCATCAAGAGCAGTTAATAGCATTCCTTGAGCTTCTTTCCTTGTCTTATTACGTGCATCAACAGGTATTGCACCTTCATGAACGTTAATGATAACAGTCTTTGAACCAGTATTGGAGACTGGTGTGTAATTAGTATTGTCTCTCATGACCCCAACAGTGGACATGCTTATCTGCGGAGCATTAAAACCACGTAGGATGTTGCCGGCGTAGTCTCTTGCGGCACTGTATACATAACCGGTTGATTCACCGATACGACCGGGGATATCTGCGAATTCAATTGCAATCTTACGCTGAATAATACCCGGAGATGCAATATGTAATGCATTCAATACTGCATCTTTAATGCCTGAACCGAAATTAGCAGCTGCGGACACAGCATCATTAACAGCACTATTGATTTTCCCAGGAATGTTCATGAATTCAGTATAAACATGTTCTGCAATGCCTACAATACCACTTTGCACGGCACTGACAACACCACTTGCAAGACCCATCGCAGCACCAACCGCTGCACCAGCAGCATTTGAAATCATACTTGGAACTTGCATCATATAAGACCATACACGAGATGGTAATTGACTAATGAAACTAATTATACCATTAATTATTCTCTGACCGGCAAGTCTGGCCCTTACTGCAGCAATTGCACCGAATAATACTAATCTTAATGCAGCTTGTGTAAGGAATTGCCAAATCCTACCAGGGATTGGTCTTAACGCATTAACAATACCAGTCAATATCCTTTGACCTATCTGTAAAACCAACCTACCAATGGTAGCATAAATCTGACTGACATTCGCAAGTATCATCATAACGCCTTGCTCAAGGCCAACTTGTCCATTCCACATTTGAGAGAATATATTAACAATATTAGAAACCAGTCCAATGATTGGAGATAATGCAGCATAAACTTCAGTACCGAACCTGACGATAGTGTTGACAACATCACCTGCAATAGATCCAAGTTGTCCGAAGAAATCAATCAATTGCCTGACAACATCAGGACCACCACTGCCAGCACCTTCACTCTTAAACAAGTTATTCCATGCGGCAGTTAACCATTGGAATACTGGTTGTAATGCACTCCATAATGCTTGGAATGCTCCTTGAATTGCTGCTAATGTTCCTTGAACTTGTGGGCTATTGATGAATGCACTCCATAGTCTTTCAACACCTGCTTTGATTGCATCTAACATTGTACTGAAATCAGTCCACCATCCAAGTGATTCACCAATTTGTTCAATGACAACAATCACTGCTGCAACTGCTGCGGCAATCGCAAGTATAGGCCATAATGCTGCCAGTTCCGCTGCGGCCATTGCCCAAAATCCGCCGCTTGCACCTGTTGCTGCGGCACCTTCAGCAGCTAAAGCCGCCATATTTCCACTATGTGCTGCTGCAGCCATTACTTCCTCTGCTGTTAATCCGGCTTGAGCGGCGGCTAATGCGATTTCCTCACCGGTTAACATGGCAGTTTCACCGCCAAGCACGCCCATCAAACCACCAATGGTTGGTAATGATATGCCTAACATTTCCATTAAACCGATGACTGACATTAATGGTCCGGCAATGATACCGATACCTGCACCTAATGCTATTGCTGCAAAACCTACACTTTTAACTGGTCCTGGAACATTGTTGATGACATTTAGGAAACCTTGCACAACCGGTATCAATGGCTGTAATGCATCCATTATTGCCGCACCGAAATCAGTTTTCAAACTGGCCATCGTATTGTTTAATCTTTGAAATTTAGCAGCATTAGTATCAGCGTATTTCTCTGCAGCACCACCAGTACGGGACAATACATCATTCAATAATTTTTGCTTGTCAACCGCACCAGTTGTTTCATCTTTATAATCTTTAATATCCAAACCTAACGATTTCAAAGCTTTACCAGAGCCCATGAATGCTTTCTGCAATTGTCCTGCAGCCTGTTCCTGAGTCATACCCATTTGTGCTGCATAATTACTGGTGGCTTTCATGGCGTCTTGGGAATCCTTAAAAGATAATCCCATGTTCATATAAGTAGTCATTGCAGCCCTTGTATCCGCTACGCTCCGACCCATATTGTTGGAATATTCTCTGACCCATCCTTTGATTTCATCAGATTGCTTATCCCAGTTGCCACCAGTATTGTTGACTGCATTTCCGAATTTATTCCATTCTTGCTCTGCAGTCATTGCGGAATCAACCGCGGATTTAGCATAACTCAACATTGAAGCAGACATGGCAGTTACGGCACCACCAACAGCAGTTTTCAATGCACCTGCTCTTGACTCAGCACTTTTAAAAGCACTACCGGACTGGTCTTGTCCACGGATACGGAGTAAAACTTCCTCATATGAAACCATTATCTAATCTCCATCTAACTTTTCTTTAAGTTCTTCATTCTGTTTGATTTCAGCACGTATCTGCTGACTATATTTGAAAATAAGGAATTTAATATCAGGATTGAATTTCTTCTTAATAACTTCAGAGGGTAACCATCCAAGATGTTTGCTTATACGGAAATACACTTCCCCATAAAAACTGTTAGCCATCTGGAAATAATTTCTCATTAGACCTTTCAGTCAAGCCTAATCTGTCCTCCACTTTCTGGACGATAGCCCATTTCTCAAGGAATGGGAATTTCTTCCAGAACTCTAATCTTTTACTGTAATCCTGACTTGAATTTGGTAATCGTAATTGACTTGCAAGGAAACCTTCAACCATCTTGGATTTTTCCTGACCTGCCAAAGCATTGATTTCCTTGGATAATTTCTCAACAATTGCCTGCTCTTCAGGAGTTACTTCTTCACCTTCCTGAACTTTCAATATCAATTCTCTTTCTTCATCACTGTAATCTTTGAACAGGTCTATGTTCATTTCCATATAGTCGACTATACGGGAATCGTCTACTGGTAATATTTCGAAGTTCAATTCAAGGGTTCGACCATTATAAGTTAAATGTACTTTCAGGAATTTACTGGTTTCATCATCAAGTATGTCCAATAATTCCTGTTCCGTTTCAATAATCTCAATAGTTTGACCAATCGCTTCAATTGTTTCACTTGGCCTATATTTAGTAATGTATTCACGATACTTCTGCAAAGTTGCCTTTAATAATGTGAATTCCTCATCAGTTAAATCAGCCTTATCCATACATTTAATCACAACAATCTGCTCATCATGACTTAACGCTTCCAATGGCAGTTCCTCACATTCCAATGGATACTTTGTCTTCAATAATGTCCTTTCCAGTTGCGCTGCTTTTTCATCAGGATTCATAATTATCACATCTTCCAATTAATTATAAAAAATAGAGAGAAGCCCCCTAAAACATTGGAGCTTCTCTCAAAAAAGGGTAAAATGCCCAAAAAAACAAAATCAAATTTATTTATAACCAGTAGCACCAAACTTGATGCTGAACGGTTTATTAGCGTCCTCTTTTCCAATCTCTTTAATGTATGCATTATACAATACATCATCCTCAACAAGATTGCCGGTCGCTTCCTCAAAATCATAACTCGCAAGAGTCAGTTTCGCCTTCTCCTTAAACAATTTCTTAATAGTGCTACGAAGAGCAGGGTCAACATCACTTGCCTCAGCCTCAACAGTTTCCTTGCCAAGACTGACATCATACGGGACAGTACTGTTAGTGGCAGTCAAATCTTCACTGTCCTGCTTGAAAGTAACCTTAAAACCGCCACAGACGATTTCCAAATCACCATACATCAGTTGTGCCTGTGAATATCTCACATCATCAGCCATACTAAATCACCCCATTTAATTTCCCACCGCTTTAATGGCAGGATTCTTAATCTGAACTTTCACTTGAATAGCATAAGTCGCATTGACACCTTGTATCTGACCAACCAGATCCATATCATATGCTTCAGAGTCGGATTCCTGTAATGTCAATTTAGTTCCTTTACCAGTTGCGGAATCATATGGAATCATTCTTTCGTTCCTGACTTCCTCATCGATTACAGCATCGACTTTGGTTTGATTTTTAACAATATATGATACGGTTTCGTTTGCTTTGACTTGACCGAAAACAGCCTTGAACACTTCACGTAATAGGTGGTCTGCGTTGAATCTTGCATGGAATAATGCATCGGCTGGTCTTGGGTTCTTTGCAAATGCGGTTGAAGTACAGAGATTGATTCTACAGACGGTTAAATCTGATACGACTTCATCGGCACCGAAGATGATACCAGCATTCTGCAAGGCCATTATTTCTGCATCGGTTCTTGCCTTGAATGTTCCCGGTTCAACAGTACGATATTCAAGGAATCCTGGTTCAAGATAGTATGGTGTGCAGCAAATCATTGCAACATGCTTACCAAATAATAATGGTTCAATGATACCGATACGGGATTTCAATATTCCACCACTTGAAGGGTTCAATGCAATCAATTGTGAATCAGTTGCACTGGCCTGTGTAGTGAATGCAGTTCTCAGGTTCAAGTTTGCAGTTTCAGTACTGATGCTTCCATATGCAGCACTGATGAAATCCGAAAGAGTGTATCCTTGGGCAGAGATGTTTTCCGCTCCGACATAAACTTCAACAATAGCGTCTTTCTTTGTCTTTGCAGTTGTCAATGCAGCGAGCCATGCATCTTTATCAGTTCCATCCCCAACATCAATAACGTAAATGTAAGGTATTCCGATGTCTCCACTGTCTTTGACTTCGGCCTCAGTGAAGAAATCCTTCAACACAGCCAACAACGGATTGGTATCAGTATCTGTTCCAATACCTTCATTAGCAACTGTTCTGTTTACTTCATTCCAACTTGCGAACTGTTGAATTTGAGTTCCATCAACCTTGTAACCGGTTGCGGCTTCATTGCCAGTTTTTCCTATGAAGACTGGGATTTTCCCACCGTTTCCTTGAAGTTCATACTCAGTTGATTCATTAAAATATACTCCAGGTCTTTTTGTAAGTGCCATAAATTTAGGCCTCCATTATCTTATTAAATTCAGCTAATGTCATTGAAGGTTCAATATCCAACCTTCCATAAGCTTCAACTTCTTTTTCGTATTGTTCGAGTAAACCTGCACGAGACAAATTCATTATAATGAGTGGGTAGTGCAAATCGGAATTAGACACTAATTCCACGAGTGTGAATTTCTCAGAGGTTTCATTTTTCTTGGATTTTTTTGTCATAATAATTCCTCATCAACATTTAAATGTTCACTGACCGCACCACCAATGTTATAATATTCGTAGTAGCTGAATGAGACTCGAATAATGCTTCTTAGTACAGGTGGGGTAGTAGTTAAGTCATCAAGAATAAAAGCAGGTGCAACGTCAAAGGTGGCCCGGATTATATCGTATGCTATGAAGATGTTACGGTAATGATATTCATGGGGTTTGGGGCATTGTTGTTTGATGCCTCTACCAGTATCTGGGGTTACTTTGCATTTACTGTTCAGGTAGTTGCAGTTTCCGTTATTGTAGTTTTGGCAGAATCTGTAGTGATCTGATTGCACCTGATAGAATAATGTTGATATTTTTTCTGTGATTTCATCTCTCTGTGGTTCATCATCGCACCAGACGTTCAGGTTTAGGCTGATTTGCCTGTGTTCCCTTATCACTTGTTGTGATATTGTCTTATTGGGATTGTTTGGGTCGTATTGTGGATGATTAACGGGGATTGGGTAATCCTTGTTTGTGATGTGCTTGTTTACGATGCTTGTACCGCCGCTGTTGTCGATGGTTATGCAGGGGGTTTTGTCGATTGGATAGTCTCTTTTGATTATCCTGACATCGGTGCCGTCATCGAGGATGATTTTCCCTTGGAGCATCCTAATCAAGGCGTGTATCGGTTTTATCATGTTAATCAAGCAATCCCTTTTTGTGTAATTCTGTTTTGAACTTTCTGCTCATGTAATTCTCACTTGCCAAACTGTTCGCCACTACTTGAGGATAGTTTCGGGCTTCCATCTTACTTGTCCCGAATATGACATAAACTGCATATTTCACTCCAGCCTTGACTTCGCCTTGCTCATCAGTAATGGTGCTTGAATGGCTTCTCATCAACGTCCCAGTCTCAAACGGACATGTTTTCTTGCAACGGGACTCCGCCTCGAGTGTAGTGTCATGGATAGTAATGGCTTCGCATTCCTTGATGATGCGTGGGTCAAGTTTCTTGCGAAAGCTTGGATTGATTTTGACTTCAATATCAATCATGTACTCCCCTCCACTACTTTGACGGGTTTGCGCTGTTTTTTGAGAATAAGTTTAGTGTGCCTGGTCGGAGCAAAATGAGTGTTGACCATAGGAGTTCCGGAAATCTCATAAGTATCCGGTTTTCCTTTGACCTTGGCAATCATATCCGGAGAGACATTGACATCAGAGTCAATAATCACTTTATAAGTATCTGTTAGGATTTCTCCGAATTCCTGAAGCGAATCGTTTGGGCTTGCAGGTTGAAAATTACAAGGTACAGTATTTGCGAGATGATATTCCTTCAACGGTTCGAGATAAGAATTGAATTCGGTTGATGATTCGGTGTATTCATATAATTCCAATTCCTCATTGGGGAAATATACCATCCTGTATCACAACCATTTGATTTTAGCCGAATAATTATTATGCTCTTGTTTCAATGATTCAATCCTACTATAGATGCGACCGCCAAGACTATTACTGGTGTCGTAGTTGACTGATGTGTCCATTTCTCTGATGGCTGTGACTTCCCCTGTCAGGGCCTTGCCGTCATCCTTGAAATGATACATGATCATGTCACTGATTAATGGGTTGATTTTCCCGGCGATAGTTTCGCCAGATAATCTGTGAATGTATTCAATAACCAGGCGACCAGTATGGACACTATTAAGATAAATGATACCAGCCATTTCATCAAGGTCATAATCGTCATCTGTTAAGGTTTTGCCGTTGATTTTGAAAGAATGAATTTCACTTACAGGGTACCATTCAGTTTGGAATGTTTCGTCATGAAACTGTGTTATGATTTGCTTGCGGGCAACTGGTCGTATTGGCAGGCCAGTTAATCCGATGATTTCGGTGACCTTCAATTCAATCAGTTTCTGCAAGGCATCATAGTCATCCAAGTCCTCTGATGGTATTCCCTGCAATATTAGGTTATCTCGTAATTCTGAAGGAGTAATTAAAGACATAATGTAATTCCTCCCTTATTTTGAAAAAAAAATAATAAAAAAATTAAATGATTTTTATTATGGGTTTTTAAGTTTCACCAGAGCCCTCGTTTGCATTTGCTCTTGGGTCGGTTAAACTGTTAGCAGTAATGATTTCCGCGATGTATGCCTTGATATCTGCAACATCATATACGACGGTGCCTTCGGTAGTTGAGTCACCGACAACTTCTTGCATATCAGCCATATCTTTTGCTAATCCACCGGCATCTTCACCAGTCGCGGAGCCGACTACAGTTTCTAATGCTTCGACTTTGCCTGCGATGGTGGAGTCACCTGCAACTGCAGCGTCAATGTCTTCAGCGAGAACATTGAAACGGGCTTCTTTATCGCCTTTTTGTGTTAAACTTAAATCGTTGTATCTTGTCATGGTTTATGCACGCTCCAAAATATTAAAAAAAAATTTAAGTGCAAAATCTATGAGGAAGATTTTGCATTCTTAGTATAAGGTAAAACGATAGTGTCAGTGTCACGGTGGATTTTAGCATCCACATTACCAACAACAGCGACCTTGTAACCAAGGATGTCAATATCCCATTGGTTTAAGATTTCCATATCGTGGAGCATACCGAATGCGATGTTGGAAGGTTCACCGATGAAAGCGTATCTTAAATCAGATACACTGGAACCATTGCCTTTTGGCAATCCAGTTGTGGCATCGAATTTCATAGAGTCCCATCCGTGACGGGTTTCCCTGAGGATGTTGTCCTGTTTGACTTCCATACCCATTACCATTGGGATTTTACCATCTTTTAATGCTACGTCACCGAAGTCGGATTCACGTGCAGCAATGTCTTTAACGATTTTACTGTACATTTGAGGTGGTACAACTGCATTTGCGTTTTTCATGTTACCGTCTTGGTCAATATAGGTTTCGATGGCATTGCATAATGCTTCAAGAGCAGTGTTACTGTATGCTAATGGTGCGAAACCTGCTGCAGGGTTGCTGCTGTCAGCTTGGATTGCTTTTGCTTGTGCAAGTAATCCATTGCACATGGTGAAACCAGTTGCTTCGGTTCCTTGACGTGCTACAGTGGAATCAGCATATACACCGAATCTTTCAACTGCAGGACCAGTCTGTTCACCAACATATGAAGTGTAGATGGATAAGAATTCTTCTTTGGAAATGTTTTCCAATAAGAAGTTTCTGCTGATGCTGGTCATAGCCTGTAATGGCTGTGCCAGTAATTGTTTACGTGTGAATTTAGGTATGGTTTCGTTGCTGGTTAAACCAGTACTTGCACCTGTTGTGCCGTCTCTTTGAGCATCGAAGTCTAAGTCGATTTCTAAGTCGTCTAAGTCATACATGAGATTTCTCATGGTGATGACTCTTGACTGTTTCAAGAGTTCAGGTTCTTTTTGGACTGGGGTGTAGAAATCGTTTTCGAATTCTGGTTCAGCCCATGCTGGGTTTAACTTACCGTCAGCGTCGAATGCGCCGTCAGCGAATTTTACGTTGAAATTCTGTTGTGCTAAGATTTTGTCTTCTATGGATATCATAAAAATTATCCTCCTTTGGATTTTATTTTAGGGGAATAGTTTTTCTCCTTGTAAAAATGAAAAAAAATGGATTTAAAACTATACAAAAAAAGATTAAAACATTGAATTTTAGATGTAATCTAAGTTCCTGCCGTAACTATCCCTTTTAATAGTATTCTGGGATTTTTCTTCTAATTTCTTGGCAGCTTTCTTGGATTCTTCTTTCTTGAACTGGTCGTATTTGGACATGAAGCTTTTCTCGTTGAGTTGTTTGACGATTTCATCATGAACTATTTGTTCGATGGATTTTTCATCAAGCTCCTCATCCTCTTCCTCTTCTTCAGAGGTTTCTTCTTTGGCCGGTTCGGTTTCATCATCGGTTTCAGGTTCGCTTATACCAGGTTCGGATTTTTCCTCTTCCACCTCTTCTTCTTCGGTTTCGATGACTTCATGGTTTTCACCAATCACTTCATCTTCTTTTTCTTCGGCGGTTTCTTCTTCGGTTAAATCCTTTTCCTCAACAGTCTCTTCATCAGTGACTGTCTGGGTGGCTTTGAACTCTGCGATTATCTTTTCGGCCACTTCTTCTGCGGCTTTTGTTGCAGCTGCCGCGGAGATGTTTTCGAGTTCAGCTTTAAGGTTCTCGATAATACGAGGTTCAAATTCAGCATTATACTCATTCATCACGTCTTTGACTTGATTTAACTGAGCTTCAGATAAACCAGCACCATCATCTCCAATGGCTTTGTCTTCTACTGGTTCTTCTGGAATTTCTTCTTCAAACTTATCATTGTCTTTGTTTTCCATTGTTTCACCATCATCATTTGTTATCATATGATAACATGCGCCAGTCAGACAATTGCTGGCTATCAGATTCTGAGATTTATACTCGACAGTACCGTAAGTGTCCCAGTTCATGGGGATATAGGTTAAGGTAATGTCTTTCAAGTCATAATCAACAATCAGGAGGCCTTCAGGTGTTTGTTGTTTTTTAGGGAAACCAGATATACTGAATCCGAAATTCATTCCGATATCAAGGCGTTCCTTGATGCCAGGAGCATATTCGGATAGGATTTTCCCTTTCACCCATAGTTCGTTATCGGTAATCCATGCGTCTGTGATGGATCCGATTCCACCTTCGTAGTGTCGGTTGTGGTCCAGGTATATGTTGATGCCGACGGCTTGTTCTGCTAATGATTTTAATACTTCGGGTGATACGATTTCATTAGCATAATCTTTGTTGGTGGTTGAGGCTATACCGGTGATTGTTAATGTGTTGTCTTCTTCGAGGCCGTAGGATTTCATTTCAATGGGTGGTCCGTAGACTCGATATTCGGTTTTTGTCAATTGTATCACATTCTAAAAAATATTCTGGGGTTGTTCTTTTCGCTGTTGAAAGCGATGGATTTTTCCATTTTGAAAATCAATGATATCTTAGCGTAGCTAAGACAAGGGTATTTTTTCAAAAAAGAAAATCATTATAAAAGAACATATGATAATGTCATCTTTAGAAGAGGAGTATTGGGGAAATGGAGGTGCATTCCCCCAAATGACGTGTTTTATATGAAATAATTTTCCCATGTTTTTCATCCGAAGCAGAATAAAAAGAGATGAAAAGTATGGGATTGCAGAAGATGTGTTTTCCATAAAAATTGTGAGGCTCAATTATGTATTTTTATCCTCTTCTAAATTTTTGATGCAAAAAGGGTTTTTGCATGCCGGGAAGGGCAAAGTCGCAAAAAAATGTTTTCTGTAGACGTTTATCGTGGAAGAATATTTTTTTGGGGACAGTTTAATGACATAACCCATTATCCATTCCTCCAAAGGGATATGATTTTGGTCAAAAGGCCCATGAAAAAAATGAGGAGTGGGTGGGGGAGGTGATTTTAAACATGAAAAGGAAATAAAAACTTGTTTTTCCCCCACATTATTTCCCTCATTTTTTTCTTTTGGTTGAGACGAAAAAATTGCATACATATAGACGAAAATGTATTCTTTGAATAGTTTAGCCACTTATTCAGGTGGAAACCATTTTAAAGTAGCGAAATGATCATAAAATTTGTAGATGACCCAAGTCATGGGCCATCCGTATAGAGGAATTTGTTGTTTGAAATTTTTTGTAATTGACAGAAGAGTTTTCCTCCACCAAATTTTTTTTCGTAGTATGATGAGATGAGGATTCAAACCCCATGTTCACCATGTAGTATATATGTTATTGGATTGTTACTATTGTAACATTTTTTACATACGAGTTAAATCAATAACGACAGGATTATCTTCAGGGAATAGCATTGGAGCTTCAACAACTGGACCATAACTGCAGCGGCAGTTACCGTTCCATGATGTCTTGCCGTTACGGCGTGTCCATAAAGTATGATATTTAGGCAATTCCAGACAATAAACCATGTCCTGATAAGGGGTTAATTCAACATCACAATCATGCAGGCTGACATAATAATCATCCTCATGATTAATCAGGAAATCGCAATCATAACGAGAATCCAGTAACTTATAAGCCTTAATGAACTTGGACTCAGTATCTTCATATACGAATACGTCATGGTCAAGGGTTACGCAGAAATCAATGTCATTATTATGAATATGGACTAAATATCCAAGATGTGAATTATGACTTACTGTCCTTACATAATCAAGGAATTCAGTAGAGCCATCCTCAGGATTTAATGATAATATCTTGTCATCTTCAGTTACATCATAAAAGTATTTCCAACCATTATCTGTGAATACTTGAGTATCTACAGAATAACAATTAGGATGAGCGGGAAGAAGATTCATCGCCTCCTCCAAAGTATAAGGATTCTTATCTTCCAAATCCAAACAATCATCACAAACATCACTGTCACCGACAGTAATGATTTCAGCCTTCTCAACACCGTAGTTGGCGTATGCCTGTAATGTGCCTGTGTTGACTGCTCGGGCATGTTCGGTTCTTGCAATCATCCTTGCACGTGTACGAGTAGACATCATCCTGACAATCTCACCAGTTTGCTTATCACGGATTGGCAAAGGCTTCAAATCCAAAGACAATAACTGCCTTGTAGTTTCCTCCGCACCTTGCCCACTTGCAACCGCACCGAATAATGTTTCACGGATGCCTTCACGGATATTAACATTGACATCACGAATCAAATCAAAATTATACTGTGTCAAAGTGTATAATGCTTCACGGTCAGCAGGACTATACACTAATCTCTGATGCAAATCATGATAACCAAGAGCAGTTCCTACCTGATAGAAGCGTCTCATCAGACTTTCACTATCAGATACATTTGAATTGATGATTGTGGATAATTCTTCCATGATACCGGAGTTTTCAAAGAACTCATTGATTTCCGCCTGACGGGTCCTGAAGAATATCTTAGCTTCATCAGTGCCTAACCATTCAGCGGTTGTCATCAATTGATTGTCTACCCCAGAAAGTATTGCGCGGAGGTATTCCTGTTCTCCGCGAGTCAATCGTTTCATGTTCGGGATATATAATTCATTATACATGTTCAGAACATCCAATTTTCAAGTATTCCAGATTTATATAAGTTATTCTTGTATCGTTTATTATAGTCTAAGCTTTTCATTCCCAACTCATCGGTCATGACATCAAGATTATCATTGTTGATTGGGTAGTCTCCCCAGTCAACCGGTTCCCATCCATATCCTTTACGGACTTCATTAACGGTTCGTACTCCGTCACGGACTTGTATTGATTCAATATTGGCACGTTTCAGTTCATCTTCAATATCTATCTCGTTGAATTCAAAGACTTCATTGAAACCGTTACGGCCAAGGGTTTTGTTGAATCCAGCTTCGTAGAATTTGGCTTTAGCATTCATCACATTTTTGAACTGTTCCTTTTGTGCTTCACCATTACCGGAGCCGAGGTTTGCGGTTTCGATAATACCAACAATTGATGGTGGTACTCTGAATAGGCTGATTATCATGTCACGGCACATGTTCATCATGTTGACATAGTCCATGTCGCGGTTGTTGAGGTTGGCGGATTGGTAGGTTGCGCCTTTAACGGCTAACATTCCGCCGTGCCTGTGTACTTGTGATTTTATCATTGATTGTAATCGCATTAATTCGACGTTGAATTGGTCTGGGTCAATGTCCTTATCGAATGATAATATTGCGGTTGGATCTATACCTTCATTCTCCATGAGTTTTTGATTGTAATCCAATCCAAGAAACATCATCAATAAAGGTTTCTGTATCTTTTCAAGTTTGGATTCACCGAACTTACTTTCACGAAAATCAATCCCTGGTTCATAGATATGAATCAGTTCATCAGGTTCATATCTTAGTCTTGGATTGTTCCTGAAGCCGTATTGTTCAGTGTCATCATACCATTTCAATAAGCTTGCAGGTACATACTGCAGTCCGTTGATTATATGATAAGTGTTATGGTCGTAATCGAATTTCTCATAGTTGACTTCAATGAATGTGTCACCTACTAATTCCTGACTGTTCACGATTTGCTTGATGAAAACGGGAAATGTCAGGCTTGAGTCATTCGCTTCCGGATGATTAAAGAGATTAGTCAAATATCTTACATTGTTGACATTCACATGGAAATCATCCGGGTTATTGATTTTAAAACCATTAATCAAGAATGTATCTGATATTGCGTTTACGCAGGCATAGACATATGGGTTCTCCTGCGCTTGTCTGAAGAAACTATATTGTCCCGCAGACTTGTTAACCGCATTGAAAATGAAATTGTAATCATGAACATACTGTTGGAACAAACTGTCAGAATAGGGTTTCCGTAATACCGGCATTACGGCGTTGCGGAATCTTGATTTGATGTTCATACGAAAGTTATCTAACATGTTAAGTTTCTCCTAAAAGTATATGACACCTAATGGTGTTGCGTTTGTTGTTATATTAGTTGGACCGTATAATCCGCCTCTCCACATGTCGGGGCAGTGGTCATTTAGTTTTAATGGCTTGTCTTCGCCACGTTGTTGGGCTTTCTTATCCCAACTATAAGTTTGAGCTTGACTGATACTGTTGGTGCAGTCTTGGTGTATCATGAACTTGTTATTATTGAATAGGTCTTGGGTTTTCTTGATATCTTCATAGGTGTCTGGTGCGTAGGTTTTGACTTTGACTTTGATTCGTGGGTCTTTTTGACATGCTGTCTTTAGACTTGCTGCATCATGGGGGAGGTATATTGCATTATTATTGTCGAGGCCGTATTTGTCCTGGAGCATTACAATGTCATCTACTCTCTCTGAATCGGATTGTGCTACGCCGATATCTTCTTTATCATAGTAGGTTTCTTCGAGTAGGTAGTATGTGTTGCCTTCATTGATATCACGATGTATCCCCATGACTCCAAAAGTTGTCACAGTGCTGACTCCGTAGTCGCAGCATAAGTTGATTTCATGTATACGTTGATTATCCGGGAATTCATCTTTCAGATAATTCCAACTAAAGACATTATTCTGTGTATCGAACATGTCATAGATTGCACCTTCAGCGATAACCCATTCGCCAAGAATATTCCTCTTGTAAAAGACTTCCGATTTCTGATTTACACGTTTCAGTTCTTCCACATATTCTGGTGGGAGGTTCGGATTGTCATCCAAGAGGAATTTCCAAGTCTTGACTGTACCAGCATCTAAAAGTTCGTGATTGTTAATGTAATTAGTGAAAATATAATGATAAGGACTGTCTGGGTTGGTGTTCCAGAACATTTTCGCATTGATTTCACTGCAACGGCTGATTGCCATTTCAACTGCAGATTTCGGACAACGTGCAATCTCATCTGCCAACCATCCACCAACGGTCATACCTGCAATTACATCAACGGCTTTCTCATCATTGAAACCCATGCAGTAACAGGTTTTGTCTTCGATGATTAGTTCACCGTCATGCTGCCGGTAATCATAATCAATGTTGTCGGTGTTCATCATAGCTATTAATGGCTTGATGACATTACGTTTAAGTGATTGTGAGGTCTTACCTGATATGAGGAATTCGTCACTATCTGATTTGGTTACGAATTCAATCCATCTTGCATTGCAGGCGATCGTCTTACCGGACCTGACTGAACCGTAGGCAATGTTTATCCAGGCATCACTGCAGAAAATAAAATCGAGGGAGGTCATTCCCCATTCGCCGAAATGGAAATAGTTCTTATTCTTTCTTCTTTTTGAGCTGTTCCTCTTTCCATTTGACATACTTCTGCCTACTTGCCTCAATTGAATCAGATAAACCGATTACTTCATTATTGACATTGACTTCAACATCAGGACCTGTATCTTTGAAGTAATCATTGAATAATTTATTAGCATCTAAGGCTATGCGTGCAACATCTTTACTGGTGACATTACTGTCAGGGTCCATTGCATCCCTTTGTGCTTTTTCAAACATTGCTGGGAAATCTGCAGCAACCTTTGCAACACCACGCATATTATGTGCAATAGTTTCTGAAACTGTCCTAACTGCTTCCTCAGCATTCTCATTAATATCCGCTTGCCTTTGAATACTATCATCAGACACATCATCTAATTTCTCATGATTCGCCTTTCGAAGTTTTTTCCGTTTAGCTTCCTCTTTTTTGAGTTCAGCCCTACGGTTAAGTTCAGCTTCGACACGTGATTCGATTTTGATTTTCTGGGATTTGTAACGGTTCAATGTCCTTGGAGATATCACTTCATCATATGTGTTTTCCAACCAAGCAGACACCTCTTTCCCAGTTTCATTTCGTGCTAATCGTTCGACTATTTCATCAAAATGGTCACTTGATTCAATTAGATTTTTTCGTGCCATGCTATCTACATCACTTCAATCATTTTAGATGATTTTGTCCAATTGGTCAATAAGAGACAATTGTCCCTATGAAGTCAATTGGCCAAATGGCCAATTGGTCAAAATTATATAAATTTGAATATTACTCCAACAATAATCGAGATTATTATTGGGGCTCCAATGGCAACTGTATTTCTGAAACTTCTTTGTGATGCTACAAAATCGGTTAATTGAGTTTTTGTATCGGACAATTCTGTTTGTAAGTTATCAACTTTTTTTTCGAGGTCATCCATTTTTTTATTGTTGTCTTCTCTTTGTTGTTGTCCTGTTTTAAGGAGTACAGTTACTTCGGTTACTTTTTCGATTAGTTCCATTTGTTGTTGTCTGTCATATGCTAATTCTTTGTTGATGTCGTGAATGTCTTCTTTTTTGTTGTCCATTCTTGCTTTGAGTTCTGCGATGTCTTTTTCGATGTTTGCGAATCGTTCTTCATGGATGCATCCTGGGTGGTCTTGAGTGGGCATTATTCCTCACCTTGTTCGTATTCACCTGCGGGGTCTATGTCTTCTATGATGTTGTCTTCTTCATGTTTAGTAGACATCATCTTCATCATCTTCCCCGATTGGCTGGATTTGTTCATCTGTTGTGATGCCAGGTGCATCATCATTGTTGTTGCCCAGGAAGTTGAATGTGTTTGGATATTTGGCATCAAGGTATGAATATGCAAGACCTAATAATACGCCTATCACTTCTGCTAATGTTTGGGCATCTACTCCTAAGTCAAATCCTTTTGCCGCTGCTGTACCTATGATCCATCCGGCAAAAGGTATTAATATGAATTTTCCTATTGTGGTACCGTTTCCGATATAGTTGTTGTCTGTCATATGAGTTAACTCCTAAAAAAAATAGTTTAAAAAAGTAGTGGAATGCTATGGGGGATGATGAAATCCCTTTTAACACCAGCCATTATTGACATGGATAATCTAACTTGAAATTTGGAAAAATCATGGCTATGTTCTCCATAGCATGGTTGACGGAGGGTCTATTGGGGGAGTGACGAATTATTTTCCGCCTCCCCCAAATCTCCGTTCGAGGTCTTTAAATGAAGAAAAAAATGGTAAGAGTCACATTATTATTATCCCGTAGGGTAGGTCGATTCTGAGTCCTGCTGCATATGTTATGCTTGCCCTTGTTATTAATCCGCATTGGGTGCAGTATTCGTAGCTCTTGTCGTCACTGAGTTTGATGGTCAGTGTCTGACATTCTGGGCATTTGTCAGTGTTTTCGATTTCTTCAGAATCATCCAGGTCTAATTCTTCTTTGCACATCTTTCTTCTTATTAGTCTATTAGGCTTTCCTCATAACATTCAGTGTATACTTATACCCGTATGGGTATATAAGGAGTTGTTAAAAAAAGAAAAGAATTAATTATATACTATATTGATGAATGTATAATCTTCTTTCACTTCAATGACTAATTTATATTTGGTGTGGAACCAACCGGTTATGTTTATCCGGATTTCCTTGCAATAAAAACTCTTTCCAAGGAACTTTTCAAGGTAATCATTTGCGAGTCTCCCGTCATGATATACTCTTATCCCACCATCCAAATCAAGCAATGATAGATTAAATATGAGATTGCTTGTCCGTTCCATGATATCTATCATCCCATCAGGGTCTTTCGCATCCACTTCTCCGCAGATTATCCTGACCATTTTCAATCATCCTCCTCTAAAGTATAAAAGAAATCATCACTGATGTTAATGGAATGTACTGTATCATCATGTTCCGTGAATATTATTTTATCCTTTTTAACTTCCATTTTGGCCAGTTGAATCAATGGGAATGTAGTGTCTATTCTTTCACGGCATCCCGGCAGACCAGGAATATCCCTCCATTCATTATTTGTAACTGTTAAATCAACATCACCATATTCCTGTTGGCTGAAGTAATCAGTTATAGCATTGATTAACCGGTACACTTCAGGGACGGGGCTGCAATCCTCATCTATATATAATAATGGAGTCATCATCTTTTACCCTCCCTTATAAGGATTTCATGATTATCCTTAGTATACTGCCGTGGCCTTATTGGTGTACGTTGCATAATCTTCAAGGTCAATCTGCAAATGATTAATTCGAAAACATGATCTGTCAGACCATACTTCTTGAAGACACGGTACTGTTCGAGTCTTATCTCTGGGGTTTCAAGCTTCTTCAAAAAGAACATGAATGCCAAGATTATACATTCCTCGCTTGCTCGACGGTGGAGGTATTGGAAGTCATTGTTGAAGTCATCGATGAAATATCGGATTATCTTTTTCTGGTCCGGTGTGAATATCAATGTCTTCGTTTCAAGGAGTAATTCATCGAAGATTAAGTGCCGGTTTTTTCGTTTTTCTTCACGTTTGCGTTTCAGGTTATGTTCTCTGCTTCGTTTCTCTCCGGGTACATAGTTGTTATCATAGGATGAATTGTTTTCATATAGGTTCAGCAGGTATGCGATGTCTCTTTCACTCATGATAATGCCTCATTTTATCTTTGTTATCTGCCCTGTTTCATGTATAGAATATATCTCCATTTCATTGTTACATGTTGTATTGTGTGCTGCACATGCCTGTATTGCAGTTTTTACCATGTTGATTTCAACCGGATGCTTTTTGAGATTGGTAGTGTATAGGCTGCCTAATGCTATGTCTCTTGGTGAGCCAGTGGCATAATATGGGGTTTCTATTTCACATATTCCAAGGTTGTATTCGACGAGGAATAATTGGTTATGGTATGCGATTATCAGTTCCCAGTCAACACCGGATTGGCCGTGATAGTCCGAGATGAAATTATATTTCTCTAAGTATTTATTCAGGTCTGGAACCAGTTTCTTGTATAGGTATTCTTGGAATGTATCTTTACTGCCCATTCGTGGGGGAGTATAGGTTTTTAATAGTTCGTATAGACTGTATACTCCGCTGAATGCTATGAGGAATTCATCATAATCGATTAGGGCATCTGGCCGGTCGATTAGGAGTTCCTTGATTAATATCTTTGATGCATCCTCAGAGATTATCGTATCTCCTTCGATTATCCTTTTATCGGTTCCGATTATGATTTTATTATCGGTTTTAATGGTTACTATTATTGTCATAGTTCTCCTTGTATTCTTCTCTTAGCTTTTACGCCTAATTTGACGTGGCTTGTTTCATCTGGGTTTTCGTCAACGACTTCCTTTACTATTCGTTCGATGTCTTCTCGTTTGTAGCATCTGACACCGTACATGCAATTGTAGACGTAGGTTAGTGTCTTTTTATACATTCATATCAACCACTTTGAACCTGATAAAGTATATACGGGTCATTGCATCGAGTAATGGGTATATGTCTAATAGTTCGGATTTCAATTCTTTGACATCCTTACATCCTTCGAGTTCAGCGTCTTCATCATTCAAGTATTTGAATTGTTTGTAACCTGAACCAGTTACTTGCAGGTAGCATTCTTGGGTGGTTCCTGGGAAGATTGCTTTGATTATTTGATTGTCCTTGAATTTCTTATTGTGTTTACGGATTGTTTGGGTTTTGTCTCCGGATATGATTTTGTCGTAGTATTTCTTGTGGAATTTGAGTAATTCGTACATTGGTTATCTCCTCTTCTGGTAGTGTTCGCATGCTGGGTCGTTGAATTTCACTTTTAATGTGGGTACATTTGAAGGTTCGCCTTCGGCTTGGGGTTCCTGATCAAATATTTCATCCACCTTGCAGCAGTAATGATAGTATAATCCTGTGTTGGTGGTTTCGGTTCGGGTGTAGGATTGGCATTTTCCACAGATATTAACCATTGTCTTCCTCCTTTTCGATTACATCTCCAAGTTTGACGTATGTGTCGTTGTAGGTTAATGCGTCCAAGACATGGTCATTGTCTTCGGTATCTGGAGTTAATGAGATTAATTCTTTATTTAATTCGGCTTGTTCCTCGGAGGTCATTGTGAATATGTCCATGTAGAAGTTGATGTAGTCTTTTGCTTTTTGCAGGTCTTTGACTGCATCATCCTTTTTGCCTGCACGTATGACATATTTTATGATGTTGCCTTTTAGGAAACCAATGTATTCGTCTTGACTGATTAATCCTTGTTTCATTGCACCTATCGGTGACAGTCCGTCACCTGCATAGTAATCCGGTTCTTTCTTCATATTATCACTTATTATTATTGGTTCTGGTATGCATCTGCACGCATATGAATGTCCCTCTTGAATTGGTATCAAGCTGCAGCCCCCAAATCAATAACCTCTTCCGCATTAATCAAACAATACTCCAAGATATTATCATACTTGAAGAATGCACGAGTGTCATTGCCTTGTCTGATTTCCATATAATCCTTCTCGAAATTGATTTCATCCACCTTATTGAGGTAGAATATTGTATTATGGTCTCTGTAATCTAATTGTATGCTTAATACATGATTATCAGGGTCTTTTAATTCATCGATTGCATATTTCATTGTCGACCTGATGTCGAATGTTGTTGAATTTGATATGTTCACTTTTACCACCATGTTATCTGTGTCCTTGTCTTTTAATTGATTTCATCACTATCCTCGCAGTTTCCTGACCTATCCCTTTCACTTGTTGCATTTTATTATAATCCAAATTGTACAGACTGTCTAAGTCGTATAAGTTGAAGTTGTCGACTAATAGTTCGGCAGTGTTGTCGCTGATGTGCTTGATGTTCATTAACCAGTTGAATGCTGGATTATCTGTTTTTGTTTCTAATCGTTTGACGACATGCTTATTGTCGAGGCATTTCCTTGCTTGTGCTCTCATATATTTGAATGCCATTAACTCATAATCGGCTTGGATTACTGTAGTATATGTGTTTAATCGGCTGAGAGAACCAATATATTGGTCTTCATCAAAATACCCTCCTTTCCATCCGCTATGAATTAATTTATTAAAATATGTTCTTCTTTGTCTATCAGTCGATACAACAACAATAAAATGAAATGGGAAATTTATTGATTGGTCTACGGCTTGATTAAATACTCTGCGGTCTTTTACAGATTTAACAAAATCTGCAAGCGTTTTAAATTCAAACACTACTTGGTGATTAATAATATAATCACCTATTTCTAAATGAGATACCTTTACTTGGTCTCCCTGTTCCTCAAAGTATTCAAT